AAGTGCAGAGACTTCTGATGCAACATCAGCAACTTCTCTTATATTTGGATAGTTTTTGCTGGGTGACTCTGCGACAACTGTATCTGCTTTTTTTGCTGCTGTTGAGTTGATTTCAAACTCTATAGCTTAGTTACCTATATTGATTAAACGCGATAATTAGACTATATATGATAACCATCTTAATGTATTGTTTGCACACACAGCAATGTCAAAGTTCAACATGTTGAAATAGTTGATATATGATGTTATTATGTATGGAAATGCTGTTATGTATATTAAGAGAGCTTAGGATGGAACACCTATAGATTTGATATATTGCGAACATGGTACATATAATATATTCTATCAATAGAATAAGCAGGAATTATATTATAAAATACCTTTCATTACAAAGCGCCGTATTGAACCTATTGATGTGATACACTTGTATAAAAACAGTTTTAATGGTTTTGTCGGTCGTCCTGTTTCAAACTATGCAAGTAATGTTATTTAGTTAGCAGCGGCAGCAGATAAAGCTGCTAGGAACTATTATAGTTCAGGTTGTGCAATTCAAGCTGCGTTGACAATTAAATCATCAAGAAGAGGTGCAAAAGAACAAGCTAGATAGGCTTTTCTGGACACCCATTCAGGTTTAAACCCTTCAGGACTTGTTATACTTGATGACGATATGTCTTATACTCCATTGTCTGGTAATGCAAATGAAACTCAGATGTTGGAAACACGTTTGTTCAATGTTGCAGAAATCGCTAGATACTTTAATATAAATCCTGTTTTGTTAGGTGACTTATCAAAGTCTAGTTATAATACTATAGAAGCAGCTAACTTAGAGTTTTTAACTCATACGTTGATGCCTTATGTTAGTATGGTTTAGGATGAATTTAACCGTAAATTAGTTAAACCAAGTGAAGCAGGAATAACAATTGATTTGGATGAATCCTATTTGATTAAGGCAGATAAAGATTCAACTGCACAGTATTTAAAAACTCTTGTTGATAGTGGTATTATTACTAGAAATGAAGCAAGAAAACAATTAGGTTATAATGAAATGGACGGTTGTGATGATTTAATAGTTCCATTCACTAATATTAAAGATAATACTATTGGAAACCAACAAGAAAACTCTGAAAAAGAGAGTGAGAATAAAAATAATATAAATATAAAAGATGAGTAAGATTATATTTCGTTCTACTGATATTCAATCAGAAAAAGAAAGTAGAATAATTACTGGTCGTGCAATAGTATTTGAATCATGGAGTAAAAATCTAGGTGGTTTTTATGAGATAATTCACAGAGGTGCAATTACACAAGAGTTAATTGATAAGTCTGATATAATCATGAATATAAACCATGATGATGAAAAAATGGTTGCACGTTCTCGCCAAGGTAAAGGTACATTATCTGTTTCTTTGAAAGACGATGGTGTTTATTTTTCATTCGAAGCACCGACAACATCAAGGGGTGACGAACTTTTGTATAATATCAGAAGTGGTAATATCTTTGAATGTTCATTTGCATTTACAATTCCAGATGATTTGCATTCTGAACGTTGGTATGTAGATTCTGATAATGTTTACAGACGAGAAGTCAATGTTATAGATGGACTTTATGATATGTCTCTTGTTATCCATGGTGCTTATGGTGATACTAATTGTTAGACAAGATGCGCTGATAATGAAGTATTAAACCCTGGTGATAAAATTACGGAATACCAAAAAAAGATAGATAAATATTTAGATGATAAAATGTCTGAACTTACAGACTATAAAATCTAATTATTAAGAACCAAAATAAATTATAGAATTTAATGAACTCATTAGAATTAAAAGACAAGCAGTCAGTTCTTATTAAACGTTGTCAAGAGATAGTTAATTCATGCAAGAAAGAAGTACGTGAAATGACCGAAGACGAACAGAAAGAATTTGATGCAAATAAAGAAGAGATTAAGAATCTCAAAGACGAACTCAAACGTCTTCAAGATAAGCTCAGTGCATACGATGAAGATATGCCTAAGATGGATGATGAAAATGAAACTAAAGAAAACAATCAAAATAAAGAAAATAGATCTATAAAAATGGAAAACAAGAAATTTAATCTTTTAAAAGAACTTCGTAGCGCTTACGAAACAGGTAAGAAAATTAATCTCGCAGAACAGCGTGCATATTCTGTAACAGAAGAAGGTGATAAGGTAGTAGCAACAGATGTTTACGATATTTGGGGCCCACTTCGTGCAAAGAATGTTCTTGTTGAAGCTGGTGCAAAGTTCATTTCTGGTATCAAGAATAACGTACAGATTCCTTTGATGGGTGCTGTATCTGTAAATTGGGCAAATGAAACAGCAGCTGCTGAAGATGGTTCTTCTGCATTTACAAAGAAGATTCTTTCTCCAAAACGTATTACTGCAAAATATCCTATTTCATTAGAGTTACTTGCACAAGATACTCTTGATGTTGAATCTGCTGTACGCGAAGATATTATTAAGGCTGTTAATGCTAAGGTAGAGGAAACATTACTTGGTTCAGACCCTGGTGATACATCAAAACCATCTGGTTTGTTCTTTGATAAGGTTCCTGAGAAAATCAAGTCATTTGGTGATTTGGTTGCATTAGAAGCAAAAGTTGAAGATGCAAATGTTGATGGTGAATGCAAGTATGTAATGTCTAATAAAGCAAAGGCTGATTTCCGTGTAATGCCTAAGAGCACTAAGTCAACTCAGCTTGTAATGGAGCAAGGTGAAATTGATGGTACACAGGTTCTTGCAACTTCACACGTTCAAGATAAGAATGTCATTTATGGTGATTTCTCAAATCTTGTAATCGCTACATGGGATAACATTACTATTGATGTTGTTCGTGATGTTGCTTCTGTTGGTAATGGTAATGTTACAATCGTTGTTAATGCGTTTGTTGATGCAGCTCTCATTCGTGACAACGCTCTTGTATATGGTACAACTGCAGCAGAGTAAAAAATAAAAGATTATCAATATGTTTTTAGAATTAGCACACATAAAGAAACACTTAAATATTGATGCAGAATATACTGATGATGATGAGTACATATTATATTTGTATGATGTAGCAGTTGACGTTATTCAAAAACATATAGATATAACATTCGATGAGATAATGCAGAAGGAGGGTAAAATACCAAATGCCCTTCTTCATGCACTACTTTTATTCATCGGCAATATGTATGACAATCGAGAATCAGTTTCATACGCTTCTGTACATGAAGTTCCAAATAGTCTCACTTACATTTTGAATATGTATAGAGATTACTCAAATGCAAATATATAATACAAGAATATGAGAGCTGGAATATTGAAAGAAATTATTACTATATTAACTCCTATTGTGACAAAGAACAAGTTTGGCGAACAAACACAAGAATGGAAATAGAAAATGATTACTAAGGCAAGAGTTCAACATAACAGCGGCACAAGAACTAATGAAAATGGTGATATATTTTATAGTATGTTTCTCACTGTAGAAGTTAGATATTACGTTATGGTTGATGAATATGATGTTATTTTATGGAAGTAGAAGAAATATAGAATATTAAATATCATTCCAGACAAAGAACATAACAAAAAAATTATTTCTATAGAGTTGATAAATGATTGACACATTAAATATAGGTAGTTTCATATATGATACGATAAAAGCTGATAAGCAACTTACCGATACATTACGTATATCAACTAATGTATTTCCGATAGTTGCAGAGGATGGTACAGATTATCCGTTTGTTACATACAGGCGAACTGGTCTTGTTAGTAATAACTGCAAGGATGGATATTATGAAGATATAGTAAGAGTTGAAATCAAGGCTATATGTGCAACTTATATTCAATCAGTGTAGGTTATTAATAGGATAAGAGAATTATTCGAACGTCAGCATATTGAATATGAAAATATGACAATAGAAGACACTTCCATAGAGAATGCTTCTGAAAATTATGAGTATAATGCATTTACTCAGACAATTAATTTAGTTTTTAAAATAAATGATTAAGAAATACAATGGCTAATAAAATAATTAAGGGTCGTGACCTTATGCTTTTTGATAGTGACGGTAAGTCTCTTGCTTTCGCAACAAATCATACTTTAACCATCACAGCAGAGACAACTGATATTTCAAGTAAAGACCATGGCATTTGGGGTGCAACAGAGGTATCAAAATACACATGGGAAATTCAGTCAGAGAATTTATATACAGAGGCTGGTTACGCAAATATGTTTGATAAGATGTTGGCTGGCGATTCAATGACAGTTAAATTTGGTCTTAAATAGACACCAACTCCACCAGATGCAACTGTAGCAGATTCAGCTGATTTGGCTAACTGGTCGTAAGCGGTTCCGCGTTTATACCATTGTAGCATTCTCGTTTATTCGTACCTTTGCACCATAATTTTAAAATCATACGAATTATGACAGCAAACGAACGTTTTG